AAAGCAGATCCGCGTGGCTAATGGCCAAGAATCAGTAGAGCTTCTTTCAGGGGCTAGATATGAGATAGTCGCGGCAACAAGAGATGGAAGCCGTGGTAAGACCGCGGATTTGCTATACATTGATGAGTTACGTGAAATTGATGAAGAATCGTGGACAGCTGCTAAGCCAATTACCAGAGCAAGGCCAGATAGTCAAATATTTATGACTAGTAACGCGGGGGATGCCTATTCAAGCGTACTTAATGATTTACGATCTAGGGCATTGTCATATCCACCGCCTAGCATGGGTTATTGGGAATACAGCGCGGATGATTTCGCCAAGATAACCGATAAGGATGCCTGGTATCAGGCTAACCCGGCATTGGGCTATTTAATTAATGAAGCAACCATTGAAGAAGCCATAGCGACATCTAGCGTTGAAGCAAGCAGAACCGAAACGCTTTGTCAATGGGTAAGCGCGCTTAAATCGCCCTGGCCTTATCGTGCATTTGAGGATTTGGGCTTTGCTGAGCTACAACTAGAGCCAGGCAGGCTGACTATATTTGGCATGGACATATCGGTTAATAAAAAGATGGCAAGCCTAGTTGCTGGGCAGATTATGGATGATGGCAAGGTTGGCGTAGGCGTAATAGCTCAGTTTGAAAGCCAAGTAGCCATAGATGAACTTAAAATGGCTATTGAAGTCAATGAATGGGCTAAACAATACAAACCTAGAATGATTTGCTTTGATAAGTACGCCACCATGAGCGTAGCTGAGAGATTGAACCAATCAGGCCACAAGATTCAGGATATGTCCGGAACTGTGTTCTATCAGGCTTGCTCTGATCTCTATGATGCCATTGTTAATGGCAGGTTGGTTCACGCAGGTCAGCAAACCCTTGTGGATAGCATGAATAACTGCGCGGCTAAAGAAACAGATGCTGGGTGGCGTATTGTGCGCCGTAAGTCGGCTGGGGATGTGTCAGCTGCTATTGGTCTAGCGATGGTAGTTCATCAACTGTTAAAACCCCAATCAAAACCCGCCATTATGTCTTAATTGTCCGATTTGTATGCTAATATATAGCGATGGGTCTTTTTGATCGTAAAAAATCGGTAATTGAAGCGCAAGCAGCGCCACAATTAATGACCGATTCATTTAACTATTACATACCAACTACTTTAACTTCAGTTGGTCGCGAAGAAGCTATGAGTGTTCCTAGCGTAAGCCGTTGCCGTAACTTAATTGCTGGAACTATTGCAACATTTCCTTTAGAGCTTTACAAAAAGTCAACTGGTGAGAAAATTGGCAAACCATTATGGCTAGAGCAACCATCATTACACCAACCGCTAAGCACTACCATAGCTTGGACAGTTGATTCATTATTATTCTTTGGCGTTGCTTATTGGCGTGTGAATGAAGTTTACTTTGATGATGGCAGACCTGCTCGCTTTGAATGGGTTGCACCTGGCCGCGTTTCATTTGTAACTGACCCTTATACAAATTACATAACACAGTATTCAATTGATGGAACACCTGCCCCAATGTCCGGCATTGGATCACTAATTACCTTCCAAGGATTGGATGAAGGTGTATTACAAAGAGGCGCACGTACATTACGCAGCGCAATTGATTTAGAAACCGCTATGCGAGTTTCATCTGCAACCCCAATGCCTTCAGGGGTATTAAAAAATACAGGTGCAGATTTATCGCAAGAAGAAGTACAAGCAATTTTAGCAGCTTGGAAGTCTGCACGTGAGCGCCGTTCAACAGCTTACTTAACTAGTACTTTAGATTATCAGCCAACTGCTTTCTCACCACGCGACATGATGTTTGTTGATGCGGTACAAAGCACAGCTACACAAATTGCCAGAATGATGAACGTTCCAGCATATTACATAAGCGCAGACCAAAACACGTCAATGACTTATGCAAATGTGCAAGATGAGCGCCGTCAGTTCGTTTCACTTTCCCTCGCGCCGTACGTCCACGCAATCCAAGACAGATTATCTATGGATGATATTACTGCGCGAGGTAACATTGTTAAGTTTGATGTGGAAGATGCTTTCTTGGCTGTTAATGCCTTGGAACGCCTAAACGTCATTGAGAAAATGCTTACCCTTGGCTTGATTACAGTAGAACAAGCTATGGAAATGGAAAACCTATCACCGAATGGAAATGAAGATGCACCTAACGTTCTCTAACGATATAACCTGCAATACTGAGGAGCGTACTATCACAGGTAAGATAGTTCCTTTTGGCAACGAAATAGGCCAGACTTCAGCAGGTAAAGTTGTATTTCAAAAAGGATCTATTGAGATTCCAAACAGCCCTAAACCAAAATTGCTATTAGAGCATGATGCAAAAAAGCCAATTGGTCGCATGATTTCATTCAGCGAAGAAGAAGATGGCATTTATGCAACTTTCAAAGTTGCTAATACCCAGCGTGGTACTGATAGTTTAGTAGAAGCCAGCGAGCAATTACGTTCTGGTTTATCAGTAGGCGTTGAAGTTATAGATTCAAAACGTGAAGGAAATGTCCTTCGCGTTCTTAATTCCAAAATGTTTGAAACAAGTCTTGTTCAAGCTGCTGCGTTTAAGAGCGCGGAAGTTTTGAGCGTTGCTGCATCTGAAGATGATGAAGCAAAAGAAACAACAACCCAAAACGAAAGCGAGGCCGTTGTGTCAGACACAACAAACGCCGTAGCCGTTGCGCCTGAGGTTGAAGCCCCTGCGGTGGAAGCTTCGCGCCCAACAGTTACAGCACCAATCTATGCCCGACCACGTATTAACGTAACAGCCGAGGCATTTCTAGAAAACACTATCCGCGCATCTGTTTTACAGGATGAAGATGCACGTCAATGGATCAAAGCAGCATCCGATACTGATACAGTAAATGATGTTCCAGGTCTTGTTCCAACACGTCAGTTAACTGAGGTTATTAATCCAAAGACCACAGGAACACGCGCTTCCATTGAAGCAATCTCATCCGGCGTATTACCAGATGCAGGTATGAAGTTCCAGATTCCACGCGTTAAGACTGCACCAACAGTTGCAGAAGTAGCTGAAGGCGCAGCATTTTCCGATACTCAGGTTGAAATTGAGTACGTAGATGTGGATGTTAAAAAGTATGCTGGTATGCAGCAATTCTCAGTAGAGGTTCTAGACAGAACTTCACCTGCGTTCTTTGCAGAGCTTGTAGCTTTGATGGGTGATGCTTATGCTAAGGCAACCAACACAGCTGTCAAAACAGCTCTAGCAACAGGCGCAACACTTGATTCAACAGTTATCACTCTCCCTTGGGATGGCGAAGAGTTTGCAGGATTTATCGCACGTGCTGGTGAATCCATCTACAGCAACACGTTCAAGTTTGCTACCGCAGTTGTTGTTTCACCTGCACAATGGTCAGCAATCACAGGGCTTGTTGATGGACAAAAGCGCCCAATCTTCAATGCAGCAGCACCTCAAAATGCTGGTGGTTCATTGTCAGTAGATTCAATCCGTGGAACTGTTCTCGGATTGCCTCTATATGTTGATTACACAATGTCTGGAACAGCAGATGATTCAGTAATTGTTCTAAACCGCGATTCTTACACATGGTACGAATCACCACGCCTACAGCTCCGCGCCGAAAAGGTCGGAACAGGCAAGATTGAAGTTGGCTACTACGGCTACGGCGCAATTGCAACTAAGGTTGCAGCAGGCGCATTTGGTCTAAACCAAGCAGTATAGTAGTTATTAAAGTTACCCCGGCGCACAGCCCTTGCGCCGGGGATAACATAAAGAGAGGATAGAAATGCCAGCCACATACGTAACTGAAGCGGAGCTACGCAGCGCGCTTGGCATTGGTAATTTATACAGCTCAGCGGTAGTTGAAGAATGCTGCCAAGCAGCAGAAAACATTGTAAAAAGCAAGTTATGGTTTAACACGCAATCTGTTTACGCTATTGAAGCGACAGGAACAACAGGGCGCATTTATATTTTTGAGAACGCAAAACAATTTATTGTGGGAGATACCATTACTGTTGAGAATGTCCGTCAACACTATAATGGCACTCACACTATTACAAATGCAAATGGCATTTGGCTAGAGTTTGTGCAAGGTTCAATTACGACACGCGCTTATCATGCAATAGCACCATGGGGTCGTGTTTATGGTACACAAGCCATAGATTATTCAACTTTAGCTGAAGTCAATGAGGCATCACTTATGATTGCCGTTGACATTTGGCAGGCTCGCCAAGCTTCAAACGCTGGCGGCATTTCACCAGACTTTCAACCTTCGCCGTATCGCATGGGCAATACTTTAATGGCACGTGTTCGCGGTTTACTTGCGGATCACTTAGCCCCGGGCGGTCAAGTAGGATAATGTCAGCAATCTCTACCCTACGAGGAACAATCGCTACCGCGCTAACTGACAATACGGCGTGGCAGGTGTTTTCCTTCCCACCTGCCACACCGCTTGCTAATAGCATCGTGGTACAACCTGGCGATCCATACATTGAGCCAAGCAACGACCATTACAAAGCAATTAAGCCTAAGGTCAACTTCAAACTAATAGTGCTAACCCCTATGTTTGATAACCAAGGCAACCTAATCAACATTGAAGATTATTACCTAAATATAGTAAACAAGCTGGAAGCATCATCAATTGCATATTCAATTGGAACTTTCAGCGCCCCGGCGGTCTTAACCGGAACAGCAGGAGATCTGTTGTCCGGTGAAGTATCAATCAGCGTTCTATCCGATTGGAGCTAAAACATGGCTGATGTAGACAAAGAACGC